GAACAACAACCTCAACCTCAACCTAAACTTTCTGATGAACAATATTTACCAAGAAAAACTCCAAGAGAGTTACCTAATCCTGATCCTCAAGCTGAAGATTGGGCGTCTAGAAACAGATGGTTTGGTCAAGACCGAGCTATGACGTTTACCGCGTTCGAAATTCATAAGGATTTAGTAAACAAGGAGGGGTTTGATCCTAAATCAAATGAATATTATAAGGAAGTTGATCGAAGAATAAAGGTTGACTTTCCGCATAAATTTGATAAAGGTGGTAGAGTAAATACGTCCGAACCCGTTCAGACGGTTGCTTCTGCGAAAAGAAGCGTTAAACCAGGGCGCCAAACTGTGAGACTCACTTCCTCCCAGGTAGCAATTGCTAAAAAATTAGGAGTGCCGCTTGAAGAGTATGCGAAACAATTAAAAATCACGAAGGAGGCATAAGCATATGCAAAAAAACGAAAAAAAAATAACTTCCCGTGCGAACCAAACAAGGTCTAAATCTGAAAGACCAAAAGTATGGGTTCCACCATCATCTCTAGATGCACCACCAGCGCCTAAAGGCTTTAGGCACAGATGGATACGAGCTGAAAGTGTTGGCTTTGATGACACTAAGAACATCGCAGGTAAATTAAGATCTGGATGGGAATTAGTGAGAGCAGACCAATATGAAGGTTCGGACTATCCTGTTGTTAAAGACGGAAAATACGCTGGGGTAATTGGAGTTGGTGGCCTATTGCTGGCTAGGATACCTGAAGAAATTGCGAAGCAACGTACTGAATATTTCCAAAAACAAACGGAAGCTCGGGACGAAGCAGTTGACAACGATTTAATGAGGGAACAGCACCCAAGTATGCCGATCAATATTGATCGACAGACACGTGTAACCTTCGGTGGTACAAAGAAAAGTTAATTTTTTAACAATTCTCTAACCAACGATTTATATTAACCGTTTACAGGTAAAACTGTAAACACCAAGGAGCAATACTATGGCAAATAGAAACACAGCCGGGTTCGGATTACAGTCTGTAATGAGAGTTGGAAATACTCCAGCTATTCAAGGACAGTCTGCATATGAAATCGATGCTGGTGAAACTAACGCTATTTATAATGGAGAGCCTGTAAAAATTGATATTTCACTATCGACTGGTGGATATATCGTTACAGCTGCCGCTGGTACCGCTGCTGTAGGAGTGTTGAATGGAGTATTTTATAATGCTGCAACAACTTTAAAACCTACATGGGCGAATTACTACGCAGGTGCTATCACTCCAGCAAATAGTGAAGACATCACAGCGTTTATTAACGACGACCCACTTCAGGAGTTTATGATTGGTACAGATGCCACATTAGGAGGAACTTTAGCATTAAGAAAATCAAAAATTGGTTTAACTTATGCTACAACTGCTAGTGCTGGTAGCACGTCCAATGGTAAGTCATCTTTAACTCTAGGCATTTCAACTGCAGCAACAACTGCTAAGCAATTGAGAATGGTCAGAGTAGCAGAGGACCCTGAAAATAAAACACAAACAGCCGCTTATTGTTCGGTGATCGTCAAGGTAAATTTACATCAATACCTTGTCGGTTCATTGGCAACAGGAATATAGGAGCATAATATGGCAATATCACGAGCACAGCTAGTCAAAGAACTAGAACCAGGCCTAAATGCACTATTTGGGCTGGAATACAAACGGTATGACAATGAGTCTGCCGAAATATACGCAACCGAGTCTAGTGACAGAGCTTTCGAAGAGGAAGTTATGTTATCAGGATTCGCTAATGCTGACGTAAAAGCTGAAGGTCAAGGGGTTTCATTTGATGAAGCTCAAGAAACTTTCACTGCGCGTTATACTCATGAGACAGTAGCTTTAGCATTTGCTATAACTGAAGAAGCTATGGAGGACAACCTCTATGACAGAATTTCTTCTCGTTATACAAAAGCTTTGGCAAGATCTATGGCTAACGCTAAACAAGTTAAAGGGGCAGCACCATTAAACAATGGTCTACCCGGAGTAGCTACCTTCAAAACAGGTGATGGAGTTTCGTTAATAAACGCTTCTCACCCAACTATTGCAGGTACGTTTAGTAATACGCTATCAACAGCAGCAGATCTAAACGAAACATCATTAGAGCAAGCAATGATTGACATTGCAGCTTTCACTGATGAACGTGGATTAAGAATAGCAGCACAAGGGAAAAAAATGATTATTCCTTCTGCTCTTCAATTTACTGCTGAGAGAGTTCTTAAGTCTCCAGGTAGAGTAGGAACAGCAGATAATGATATCAATGCACTTAAAAACTTGGGGATGGTTCCTCAAGGTTATAGAGTCAATCACTTTGTGACTGACACTGATGCATGGTACATTATCACTGATATTCCAAATGGCATGAAGTACTTCGATAGAGCACCATTGAAAACAGCAATGGAAGGCGATTTCGATACTGGCAATGTTAGATATAAAGCTAGAGAAAGATACAGTTTCGGCTGTTCTGACCCTAGAGGTATCTATGCATCACCAGGTGCGTAATTAAAACTAATTATGTGGCGGCGCCTTAATGTCGCCACATTTTACTGATATAATGAATTCTATGAAAAAATTCCTCATAAACATTTGGGCATACGATTATCACGCTAAATTTGAAATTTTAGCTGAGGATAATGCCACTTCCATTGAACAATCAATCCTTGACAAGCTAGGAGAAAAGAGTATAAAATGGGAATCAACGGGAATGTTTAAAGACACTCCCAAGAGAATGACCTATGAGGAGGTTATAAATGACACAAGACCTATACACTACAAAACGGTCCTTGGAGTTAGAATGGCAACAGGAGCACCTGAAGGAGGGCAAATATAATATTAATATGTCCTATATTGACAAAAAAATTCAGGGAATTGTTAAAGAAATCATTGCCAAAGAGTTTGAAGAATCTACACGTATTAATAAAGTAGATGAATCCAAGGCTCAAGTTTCGATAGCCACTTAAGCGCTGTCAAAAATCACACTTTTTCCTAGGGATACCTTGCACTCTTTTTAAAAATAGGGTATAAATAAATCACTATACAATTAATTTAGAATGTAGACGAGTATAGTCGACGGCCTAGAGACTACATTCAGAAACTAGGAGGATTATTATGGCAACAACTACTTTTTCCGGACCAATTAAGGCTGGAACAATTAGAAACACAACTGGATCTACACTTGGCACAAATGTGGCAAATGTGGGCTCTGTTGTTATGTGTCAATCATCTGATACAGAGTTGACTCATGCAACTACTACAGCGACAGCGTTAGGAATTGTTATTCCTGCGAAAAGTCAAATTATAGGTGTAACACTTATAATTGAATCGTTGTTTACAAGTTCAAGTACCACTACTATTTCTATTGGGAATGGTTCAGGTGATGCTACTGATATTTGTCTAGCAGCGAATGTTAGTGCAACAGCACTTTCAGTAGTTATGGGTCCAGCAGCAGTAGATGTTTGGACAAACACAGGCGATGATGATGTAGAGTTATATGGTATTACCATAGCGAACTCTGCTTCAGCCGGTAGTGCAAGAGTTGTAGTTGAATATGTTCATGCGAACAATTTAACTGCTAATTAATAAAATAATGTGAGCTCCTTCGGGAGCTCACGATTAAGGAGAAACATGGGCACATATTTAAATGATGTAAAATCATCTGTAGAATTAGCAGCTTCAGGAAGATTGCAAGGTCTTGTAGCGAGTTCAGCTACTAATTTAGGACCTTGTAGAATTATAAGTATCAATGCACACTTAACTGGAGCAGATGGTGAAATCACTATTCAAGATGCTACTACTGCATCTGGTGATATTAAAATTCATCTTAAAGGTGGAAGTGCAAGTAATGAAACTTTAAATTTTAATTTTGGTGGTAATGGAGTTAAATTTGATACTGCACCTTACGTAACACTAGCAAATATAGATTCCTTTACTGCTTATTACGGATAGGAGGCTAAATGGCAAATACTACTTCAGGTACAGTTGTTTTTGATAAAAATTTTGCTGTCGATGATGTTATCGAAGAAGCTTATGAAAGAATAGGTTTACAAGGAACATCAGGATATCAATTAAAAACAGCACGAAGATCTTTAAATATTCTTT